CTCTCAAGTCGATTGGTTTGAAAATCAGTCAATCACACTTTCAACTGGTACTATTGAGTGGGAAACTCTTGCACCAAGACCTTCAACTTCAGCATATGCTGCAGCAAGAAATGCAAGATTTGATGAACTTCATGTTGTAGTCATTGATGACCTTGGAACCATCACCGGTAACGCTGGAACTATTCTTGAAAAGCACCTAAGTCTTTCTAAGGCAAAAGATGCTGAGTTTTCTCTCGGTTCTCCATCTTACTGGAGAAAGTATCTTGCAACAAACTCGCAGTATATCTTTGGTGGTTCCGAACCATTAGGAACAGTTGGAACTGGTTTGGAAGCAGATGGTTATACGGTAGAAACCGACAGTGCTTGGGATCAAGATGCTGATGGAGCGATCTTCAAAGCAACTGGTTCTACTACACTAACTCTTGCAAGTGGTAAGAACTACGGTGGAACTACTGGAATAACTTCAACTGGAGCCTTTACTCCAGGACTTAATGATATCATCAGTGGATATACCTTATTTGAAAATACTGAGAACTATCAAGTTGATTTCATCTTGATGGGATCTGCGAATTATGCAAAAGAAACTGCTCAGTCATTAGCAAACAAAGTTATTGCAGTTGCTGAAGCAAGAAAAGATGCACTTGCATTTATTTCACCATACAGACAAGCATTCTTAAATGACTCTTCTGTAGGAACTGTAACCGTCAACTCTGATGAAACTATCACGAATAACGTAATTAGTTTCTATGCACCAGTAACTTCAACAACTTATGGTGTATTTGATAGTGGTTACAAATACATGTATGATAGATTTAACGATGTATTCAGATATGTTCCACTAAATGGAGACATTGCTGGTTGCTGCGCTAGAAATGATATTAATCAGTTCCCATGGTTCTCACCTGCAGGAACTTCTAGAGGAACAATCCTGAACGCAGTTAAACTGTCGTATAACCCAAGTAAAGTTCAAAGAGATAGACTCTACTCAAATAGAGTTAACCCAGTAATCTTCTCACCTGGAGATGGAATCATCCTCTTTGGTGATAAAACTGGATTTGGTAAGTCATCTGCTTTTGATAGAATTAACGTTCGCAGACTCTTTATTTACCTTGAAGACGCAATCGCTGCTGCTGCTAAGGATCAACTCTTCGAATTCAACGATGAAATTACCAGAACAAACTTTGTAAATATTATTGAACCTTTCCTTCGTGATGTTCAGTCTAAGAGAGGAATCTTTGACTATGTTGTTATTTGTGATGAGACCAATAACACTGCTGCTGTTATTGATAACAATGAGTTTGTTGCTGATATCTTCGTTAAACCAGCAAGAAGTATCAACTTCATTGGTCTGACCTTCGTAGCCACTAGAACTGGCGTTTCATTTGAAGAAGTAATCGGAAACGTTTAATTAACTTAGAGGTTTAAAACTATGGCAACCAGAAATCAACTAAATCCACCCCCACTAAGAAAGATTACTGACTTCAAAAGTAAACTAACAGGTGGTGGCGCACGCGCCAATCTATTTGAAGTAGTTATGGCATTCCCAGATGCTGCTCAACCAGGCAGTGTTGTTCTTGATAAAATTAGATTCTTAGCAAAAGCAGCACAGTTACCAGCATCTAACGTCGCTCAGATTGAAGTTCCTTTCCGTGGAAGGGTTCTTAAAATTGCAGGAGACAGAACGTTTGATACCTGGACAGTTACTGTTATCAACGACACTGATTTTTCGATCCGTTCTGCATTTGAGAACTGGATGAACAAAATGAATAGAGTGTCTGATAACACTGGTCTTACAAATCCAGCAGATTATCAAGCAGATGCGTATGTCTATCAACTAGATAGAAGTGGTTCTGTACTCAGACAATATCATTTCTATGATGTTTTCCCAACTCAAGTAACTCCTATTGAACTTTCATATGATGCTCAAGGAATTGAAGAGTTCCAGGTGGAACTACAAGTTCAGTGGTGGGAGGCAGTTAAAGGAAACTCTGAAACTGCTGGTGGTGAAGACATCAACTAAATAGTACATAATAAGAGTTTAAACTTTATAATATGGCAAAACTTTTTGGTTTTTCTATTGAGGATACAAACCCAAAGTCACCTTCAGTAATATCCCCCGTTCCTCCAAATAACGAGGACGGGGTTGATAATTATATTGCTAGTGGATTTTATGGACAGTATATTGATATTGAAGGTGTATATCGCTCAGAGCATGATCTAATTAAAAGATACCGCGAAATGGCACTTCACCCAGAATGTGATGGTGCTATTGAAGACGTTGTAAACGAAGCTATCGTAAGTGACTTATACGATTCTCCTGTAGAAATTGAATTATCAAATTTAAATGCTAGTGAGAAACTTAAGAAGATAATCAGAGACGAGTTTAGATATATTAAAGAAATCATGGACTTTGATAGAAAGTCTCATGAAATTTTTAGAAACTGGTATATTGATGGAAGACTTTATTATCTAAAAGTTATTGATACCAAGAGACCTGAAGAAGGTATCAAAGAACTTAGATATATTGATCCTATGAAAATGAGATTTATTCGTCAAGAAAAGAAGATGAATAAAAAAGATTATATTACGGTTACAAAGATGGACGATGCTAAAATTGTATCTCCAGAAATTGAAGAGTTTTTCTCATATACTCCCACACCAAATTACCCAACTGGGATGTTTTCTGGAAGTGCATCTCAAAAAGGCACAGTAAGAATTGCAAAAGATTCTATCACCTACGTAACCTCTGGTCTTGTAGATAGAAACAAAGGAACTGTGCTTTCCTATATGCACAAAGCAATCAAAGCACTCAATCAACTTCGTATGATTGAAGATTCTCTTGTAATTTATAGATTATCAAGAGCACCAGAACGTCGTATTTTCTATATTGACGTTGGTAATCTTCCCAAAGTAAAAGCAGAACAATACCTCAAAGAGGTTATGTCTCGCTATAGAAATAAACTTGTATATGACGCGAACACTGGTGAAGTTCGTGATGACCGTAAGTTTATGAGTATGCTTGAGGACTTCTGGTTACCTAGAAGAGAAGGTGGTAGAGGAACTGAAATCACAACCTTACCTGGTGGTCAAAATCTTGGTGAACTTTCTGATATTGAATATTTCCAGAAGAAACTTTATAGAGCACTTGGGGTTCCCGAATCAAGAATTGCATCTGATGGTGGTTTTAACCTAGGTCGTTCTTCAGAAATTCTAAGAGATGAACTTAAGTTTGCTAAGTTTGTTGGTCGTTTGAGAAAGCGTTTTGCAAACATGTTTAGCGATATGCTTCGCACTCAACTGATTCTTAAAAATATTGTTACCCCAGAAGACTGGGATCAAATGAATGATCATATCCAATATGATTTTTTATACGACAATCAGTTTGCAGAACTAAAAGAGTCAGAACTCATCAATAATAGACTTACAACTCTAGCAACTATTGAACCATATATTGGTAAGTACTATTCAACTGAGTATGTACGTAAGAAGATTCTTCGTCAGACTGACTCAGAAATTATTGAAATTGATGAGCAGATTGAAGATGAAATTAAAAAAGGTATTATTCCAGATCCTTCTCAAGTAGATCCTATTACTGGACAACCATTACCACAACCAGGTGAAGGTGCCGGTATGGAGGGAATGGGTCAAGATGCTATGGGAATGGGAGAAATTCCTATGGAACCAGATCTTGAAACTCAAGGTGCAGCGACTGATGCACAGATGCAAAAAGATGCTAAAAAGGCTGAGATATAAATAAAAAATATAACCTCAGTTTTTTTATGGAAAATGTTATCGATTTGATTGCGACTGATGCTTCGGCTCACGAAATTAGTGATGCAATCAAAAGTGCCCTGTATGCAAAGGCAGCAGAAAGAATTGAAGCAGCAAAACCAATTGTTGCATCATCTCTTTTTTCTGGAGATGAAGTAGACCAAGAACAACAAGAAAAATGATGATCACTAAAATTGTTGCAACAGAAGTAAATACACCAACAACTGCAGGAACAGCATCAAGTATTAGTTCTGCATCATGTGTTCGTTTGTTTAATAATACTGTTGGTGTAGTTACTGTTGGTATTAGCACTTTAGTTGGAGCAGCATCCACAACTTATTTTGCATTACCAGCGAACACAGTTGAGTTTTTAACAAAACCAGCCTCTGATGTTATTTGGTCATCAACAGCAATTAAAGCAAATAAAGTAGCATTCACAAACTAAAATGAAACTCATCACAGAAGAAGTATCAAAGGTAGAATTTATTACCGAAGGTAAAGGTGCCTCTAAGAAATCCTATATCAAAGGTATTTTCTTACAGGCAGAGCAAGTCAACCGTAATGGAAGAATGTACCCTCTGTCCATTATGGAAAGAGAGGTCAACCGTTATAATGAAAGTTTTGTTGCTAAAGGACGTGCTCTTGGCGAACTCGGTCATCCTGATGGTCCTACTGTAAATCTTGATAGAGTATCACATAAAATTTGTGAACTTACTAGAGAGGGCAATAACTTTATCGGGAAGGCACAACTTCTCGAAACACCGATGGGTAAGATTGCAAAATCTCTCATCGCTGAAGGTGTTTGCCTTGGTGTTTCTTCTCGTGGTGTTGGTTCACTCAAATTGACCAACGAAGGTCATAAAGTTGTCGGTGAAGATTTCATGTTAGCAACTGCTGCTGATATCGTTGCTGACCCTTCTGCTCCTGATGCATTTGTTCAGGGAATTATGGAAGGTAAAGAGTGGGTTTGGGAAGGTGGTCTTCTTCGTGAAAAACTTGCTGAACAAACTCAAAGAAGAATTAACACCCTTGTTGATTCAAAAAGACTTGAAGAGCATAAGTTGAATCTATTCAACGAATTCCTTTCAAATCTTTAATTTATAAATAAATATAGATTATAACACAATCAATCTAAAATGTCCGTTGGTAGAAATTTACAAGAAATGGAAAACGTAGTAACCAAAG